GCAAATTGTAACACAAAGATTCATACAAATCAGACAAATTCTTGAATAATTTCAAAATTTAAGAATTTTCTTCCTTACCGAACAATTCTGAATAGCATTTCAGACAAAGAAAGCCCCCACATTTAGGGAGCATTGGTAAAATCTTTTGGCTTTGGCTATGAACACCACATTTCCAACATCTGTGTTGCAGCCAATAGTCAATTTCTTTTTGAGTTCTGCGATTACTCATCTTGCACTTCCTTATCAGTAGTTTATCATATAAATATAGGGCTGTTCTTCAAACTCCATTTAACCACTTCATTAGTGGGGGCTCCAAAGTAGTTCAAATACTAGGCTACCAATTCCACCCATACGACATTTAAAAATGTCGATGATCGTGCACCCTATAAATCATCAAACTCTACCTTCGACATATCTTAATCAGCATCATAACTGTCGTTTGCGATATCAATATACTTCATACAAACGCAAAGAAGATTGTCATAATCCCCAGACATAGCTTCCTTGTGCATCTGATCAACAAGATCTCTATGACCTGTCTGCTTCAAAGCTCTTGATGTATATCCCATAACAGAAAAAGCATTACCATCTACACCAACTAAATCGTATCGTGCCATTTAATTGTGTCTCCTTTCTAATGTTAATCAATACAAATGTCTGCGATTTTTTCTGGTTTGTATGTGACTAAAATTGTCTGATGTTTCCAAGCGGATAGTAAGCTGTATTCTCCCGTAGTGTCAAAGTACCTAATCACATCACCACCCGGAAGTATAGCTTCACCACAGTTTTTGGCAATTTCACACTTCTTCAATATCTGTTTCCTTGTCATACTGATACTCCTTTACCATTCTACAATATATTCCGGATCTTCATCATCTTCGGAAATGTTGACTACCTTGAAATCTTCCTTATCCTGAACATAGTCAAAAATTTCACCTTTCCGCATTTCAGGAAAGCACCTTGCGATATCTTTCAATACTTCTGTCTGCGCCCATCCGGGCAATTCATCAAATGTCATAATTAGTACCCCCAAACAACCCCTAAAGGTGCAATATTCTTCTTGAGTTCCATTACAATGGATGTGTACTCATCAGCAGTAACAGATACATCTGCCAAAAGATCACCATCATTCTTATGTGACTTATGCAAAGAACTACCATTGATAAGATGATCAGCAACCTTAAGAGCTTTCGGCCCCATACCTTCAATAATAGTCCATAAAGCTTCTTTTGCCAGAGCAGTTTCATATTCATCAAGATTATCAAGTTCGGAATTTTGAGGAAGAATATCAAACCAGTCAAGAAGTTCCCCGGAAGATGGATCAAAGTGATAATTAGATTCTTCGGAATTATAACGCTCAATATTACACTTATTGCGAGTTTTCTCACAAATACAGTTCCAAGATATACGATAAATGTATTTGGGAGAAAATCTTTTTTTATCAGATGACATAAGTGCAACATTAGCTTCCAGCTTATCTAACACATAGCCCACAGCATCATCAGTTGACACATTTGCACACTTATTATTAACAAACCACTGCCATGCCAATGTGATTTCACGATAGAAATTCACATATAATGCGGCAGCTTTTAAATCTTCCGAAAGTTGTACCCATACAGAATAAGTAAGGGGAAATTTAGTGTGTGAAAATACACTAGATAAAAACATTTTCTTTGTTGCACTAAACTGTGAACTCGTGTTACCACTCATAATCAAATCTCCTTTTGCTATTGCATTTTGCTCTTCGTTCAAATGTATCTCAAATCGTTGAAATAACTATTGTTTATATATCCTATTGTACCATTACTATTTTGAAAATCTATTGCAATTTATAACTGTAATATAACTGTAACATTTGCAAAGTATCTGTCATTCTTTGGCGTTATAATACTGATCAAATTCCTCCTTAGTCTTACAATCATTAACATCCTTATCTGGTGGCATATGGACTGTCCATACTATTGCAATATCTCTTAATGCATTCTTCAACTTTTTCGCTGCTTTCTGTCCGGCTTCATCACCATCAGTACAGATAACAAATTCTCTAACACCTAACATCCGCAATTGTTTGATTTCATAACTTGTACCAGTACCTAAAAGTGCTACGGCATTGTAACCATATTTCACACAAGTAAGAGCATTAAAACAACTTTCACAGATAATTACTGATCGCGGATTATCCGGAAGTTCATATATGCCATATACTGACTTCTCAACTCCTTGTGGATAATGAAATAGTTTACCTTGTATGGATCTTCGACATAAGAATAATGTTTCCCCTTTAAGGTTTTTTACCGGAAATGTTACACAAGGTACGGGTTTCTTTCTTCCGGGTGGTATAAAATTAGCATCAAAACCAATGTCATACTTTACTATAATCTCATCTGTAAGACCTCTTTCATACATATATGGTACTGTCAGTCTGTATGATGCAAGTTCTTCTTCTGACACCAAAGATTGCTTAAATTCTTGAATAATTCGAGAATTTTGATAGTTGAAACCAAATTTCTTATAAAATGCAGATACCATATCTCTTGGTATGAGGTAATCAAAATCACTATTATCTGGAGCAAATCCGGGGATATTTTCTTTTAACCACTCAAGACCAGACTGGCTACTAATCTTTTTAATTTTCAAAATTTCAGTTACCATATCAGGTAACGATTTTGTAGTTTGGCATGAAAAACAGTGAAATGTACCTGCAGAAAATACTTTACCATCACGCATTTTATCGTGTAACAACACACCACAAGAAGGTTTTTTATCCTCATGCAATGGACACCTACACTGATACCAATCGCCAGTAATACGAACTAGGTCTACTAACCCCAGCTCTTCCAACTTATGTAAAATTTCTTCTGTTTCCATAAAACAAACCCTCTATGTAAATAGTATCACAATGTATGCACCAATATTGGTACTGATTGGCAGTTACCAATCAAGTTCTTCGGCATCATCACTATCAAGATCAATAATACCTTTAAGATTTTCAGGAACCGGACCTTCACTTGGAATAAGAATATCTGATGTGTCTGGCATACTGATAGTAGGATCTTCATCGGCGCCACCGGGAAGATACTGCATATTACCAGTATTGTAATCAGCAGAATACGATAAGATATTCTTATCATTCTTTGCCATACGAGTTTTCTCAAGTTTGATTTCAAAAACATGCTTATCAAATATCTGTCGCATAGCAAATGCTTGTGTCGCTACTTGAACAATAGAAAAAGCACCGGCAACATTATAGATAGACGGGAATGGTACACCCTTTTCATCTTTAGTATCTTTAGTTTCACGGTTAGCCTGAACTGCTACGATAATTGCACATCCGTATTTCTTACTGATATCAAACAAGTCTTTAGCAATATGAGTAAGTCTTTCATAATCGCTAGATGATCTACGATCATCACTCATATAGGAAATACCATCAATGATAAGCAACTTGATATTATTTTGCTTAATGAAACTACCAAGATGTCTTGGAGTAACGCCATCAGGCATATGCTTATCTTCAATGATAAATGCGGGCACCGGATCTTCTGCAAGATGCTTGATGTACTCATTATAATCATCAGTATATTTACCCTGGAACAATTCACTATTCTTAAAGTGACCACGCCAAGTATCAAAACGAGTACCAAAGTATTCAGCCTGCATTTCTGGAGAATACAAAGCAACAGGGAAACCTGCATTATGAGCAGCTTCCATCATCTTCGCACAACACCATGACTTACCAGAGTTCGTTGATGCAACCAAAGCTACCATTTCTTCAACGGTAGACCAACCACCATAAGTTAACTTATCAAGTTCTGGAAAACCCGTAGGAATTCTTGAGCGCTTTGCCCATTCTGCAACTTGGTCAGCACGTTTCTGGGCATCTGCAACGATATTCATAGGCTGAACATCAGAAAGCAACATAGCAGATTCATACTGATTACCAATATATTCCCAAGCTTCATTAATATCATCGGAACCCATATCCAATACAGTATTAATGGTCTGCATGAATATGATATGCTTCTTATTACGTTTAAGGTTATCCTTAAGATAATCAACACTTTCCCGCACATCTACAAGAACAAAATCCGGAAATTTAGATAAAAAAGTATATCTGTCAGGAACATTACCATACTTATCCTTATGATCAAGGATATATGATATTTCTGCGGATTTTAATGCATAGTAACTGGGATCGAATTTACACAATTCATCAATTACATACTCATCATTTACTTCCTGTGATGTAAGTATCTTGGATATAACTTGTAATTCTATTGATCCAACCATTGTATATTACTTCACCGTTACTAATGTCTTATGCATAATCTCTTGCAATCTTGCAAAGAATTGTCCGTTACCTACTAATGCCGTTATAGGTGGAGATACGATTATTGTAGTAAATTCAGGTTTATCTCTGGACTGCAATAAAGATAACAATGTCTGACACTGAAACTCTTTGAAATTTACATAGTCAATGTTAGAAATAATCAATATCTTCGCACCGGAACTCCAAATCTTCTGATATTCAAAATCATCAGATGTTGTTTTAGTTGACCAAGATGACTGCATACTTTCCAAATATTGTGAAAGTTTAAGATTATACACTACTGTATGCAGTCTGCTGTTTTTCCAATGTTTACATATTCCGGCATAAGTAATCATATCGGAAGTTGCATTAGTATCATTACTGATGATAGTTACCAATCTGCCTTCGCAATTAGTAAGCATATCTGAATACTTATTTAACAACGTTGTATTTGTATTAAATATACGGCTGTTCATATTGAAATTATTTCTTTCCAATAAGTAATTAGCCGTAATAAGGTCAGGGCAAGACTGATCGCATACACCCTTAATACAATGTCCGGTAAAGATGCAATTATTCATTTATCATCCTCCGTAAAATAGGACTACGAGATTGCTTGAATGATATTCGACTATTTACACAGGCTTTTGCCGTTTCAATAATGTCATAGCCATACTTCTGATAATCAGATGCAGGCATAAACAATGTAAGAAATGGATCTAATGTACCGAATAATGGATACTTAAATTTCTTATGCCCAATATCCCGATCAAGCAAATACTTTCTGACTACATACTCTTTAATATATTCTGTAGTCGTAGGTATCTTCTTGGCAATTTCTAATGAACTCCAAACTTCAAGAGTATCTATCAGTTCACCATCTATTTCCATAAATGAGTAAAAACCTCTAAATCCATTATTGTCAGGCCAAGATGCATCGTATCTGGCTAACTTATAAAAATGCGGATACTTAATAATATTCTCCTTGCACTGTTCCAAAGTATAACCATCAATGGGAATGATTACACCAAGATCATTGTCATAAGGCAAATTATCCTGTGGAATATACATAATGCTTGCACGAGTTTGAAGTATTCTATTCGGATATAGATTGATTAAATCCTGGTTAGTCAATCTATTGATGTCCGTAGTGATGGAAATATCACGCTGTACTTTAGGTATTTCAGGCAAGGTAGTATATATGGTCAACAAGTCTGATCCACACATCTTTTGTTTCCAAATTCTTGAAGTATCAAACTGCGGAATTTCCGGAGGTTTAATAGATACATCTGACAATTGTGATGGTCTATATGATACATTGTTCCGATTACCCATCAAAATATCATTTGGAACTTTAGGTAAAGTATCTGCAGTAGCTACAACTTTAGTAGTATCAACAGTAGGCATTTCTGCCATAGGAGCATTAACTACATCCAAATCCCATTCAATAGCTTCCGGAGTAAGATAAATATCCCCAAGACTTTCTTCAAGTTCATCATCAGGAATATCCGGAATATTGACAAACGGAATATTCATATTCCAGTTATAAGGCAAAGTAGTTGAAGTATATGCCGCATAAGTAAGTATGTTTAATACCTTAACCGCTTGTCGCTTATACTTTGCAGTACCATCATAAGTACCCTTAACATACAAAATGAAATTAGAGTACACATTATTCAAAGCACTCTTATAGATAGATTTGATCTTATAACTTTCAGATATGCTGGTAAATCTGATCTTGTTGAATGTGGAATATATTCTACTCATGCTTCTACACCCTCCGCTTTCGCATCAGATGATGAAGGTGTAAGACCTATATCCTTTATATACTTTGCTTGTTTTGTAAATCTGGTTTTTATCATCTTATCAAGAGTAGGATTATGTTCTTTCGTAAGATTTACTATATAATTAGGATCCATCGGTACAATTGTCTTATCTTCTGTAACTAAAGGCAAGAAACCCTTTTCCATCAGAATGTCATACATAACCAAAGCATCTGGAGTGTAGTCATTCATATATGAGCTTTTACCCAGATTAGTTATATCTTTAGGTATCGCATACTTATTGGAAAAATCTTCGTTAGCATTATCGCACCATTGTTTCAAAGAATTAATAAAGAATGTCGGCTGACCATTTGCATGATACTTACCATACATCAGAATGATATGGCATATCCAATTAGGAAGCTGTGCAATATTATAGGCTTTATGGTGACTGGCCATATATGCAATACGAGTACTATACCAATAATTGATCATCTTGGCACATTCATTAATTTCAGCATATCCATAATCAACTTTAGCAGCACTATCTAATACTTCGGCATACAGTTTAGCCATAGCACTTGTGTTGATCTTATCACTGTCAGTAGCATCTTTAGATGTAGGAAGTTTAGTAATAATGCTATTGCGATTAGTAAGCTTATCATAAGTGTCTAACAAATTAGTTGACTCTTCCAACTTTCTGCGAATTTCCACAATATCATCATCAGCATAAATCGCATTACTTGTATCAGTAAGTTCATTAAATTCATCATCTCCGGAAGAACTTAATAACTCACGAGTTAAATACTTCAAAATCATATCCAAACAATCAATGAGCAGATATGCTAAATCCTTGTAGCGGATTAAGGTCTTTTTATAGGTTCTCGGCATCGTTGCCAGTTGATGTTCTAAATGCCTATGGATCTTATTTGCTGCTACTTCGGAGGGTCTGATGTCAGTATATTTTTCCTGTTTCAAAACAAGTCCCCCTTTAGTATATTTTCGGTAGCAAATACCGGTGTCAAGCCCACAAATTCTTATGGTTTAGAGGTGATACCGGCACCTCTATTGTAGAAAGAAGTTGTAAGCTCGACACCGGTATTTGACGAGTAAGTATATCTAACCTACCACAAGATTAGACTAAGTTCTATATCAAATTTGCGAAGTCACCAAAATGTAACATTTACTTTAGCATTTTATGCAGATTTGAATTTAACAGTGTTACACCTACCTTAATAAAGGTTGCTGACAAATAGCAAATTCCGAAATTATTCAAGAATTTGCCCTCGCGCGCGTAGTAAACATATAATATTTTTCTGTACAGATTATTATATTTTCTTAATTTATTATTTATATTTATTATTTTATATATTTAGAATTTTAATTAAAAATTAAAATTCTAAATTGGAATCTAAAATACCTATTTATAAATAAAAATAAAAAATATGTTATCACTACCGTAATTCAAAGAATATTTTACTAGGCAAATTCCGAAATTATTCAAAAATTTACCCATTTCTCAAAATCGTTTAACATCTTCAAAGCAAATGGCTGACCAACGTTCTTACGCAAATTAGGAACAAAAAATTGTGCCCGTCACCGCTCGCCACCGGGGTGTTGGAATGCTGAAAATGTAACATAAATGTAACATTGTTACTTAAAAGACACACAAGATATTGATAAAAACCTGTTGACATGACTATATTTAGTGTTAAAATCATTTTAGATTTGGGTTATATCGACAGAGGGATACCTTGAGCCCGTAAGCAGTGTTATCAGCAATCGTGTGACTTATGTGAAGGATAATCTGTCTGCCCATGCAATATCAATCAAGTATTCCAACAAAGTTAGATCCGACTTCTATGAGTGAGAAGGAATGGATTAAAGCAAGAACCCAAGAACTATACGATATGTTACCTTTGACATCTGCGGAAGATCGTAAAGCGTGTACTGATATCCGGGATGAAGTATTAGAACTTAATAAGGGATTTTTCGGATATATAGCTAAAGGAGCCTATGTAGCCGATTCTACTGTAACTTATGAGGATAAATTACAGTCAGCGAGAACTGCGTTTTGTGAGCAGTGGTGGAAGTATAAGTTCACTCCGAAATATCGTGCTGATCTGTCGTTTAGTGTATTTTTCCAACCAAGGTTGACTGAATGTGTTACAAGGGAACTTAATCCCATTAAGTATTCATTGCGTAGAACTATCTGTATGAAGGCTGCAAAGCAATTAGGTAAGCATTGGGGACAGTTGACTAAAGAAGATATTAAATCAGTCAAACTACCTGCGAATGAAATGAAAATATTGGAAGCCATTTTTAATGGTAGATACAGCAAGGATGTAGATGCTCCGGAAAGTAGTGCAATCACCAGAGATACTAATTATAAAGATAATGCGATTGAAAATATATATAATGAAAATTATGATGATATAGAAGATCTCATTGTTCACGAAATGATAGAGAATGAATCTAAATTGAGTGATGGAGATCTTCTTAAAATGTCAGAATTATATGGTATTCCTTTTGATGATCTTGTAGATGCCCGACCAATAGGTGAAGCTAAATTGAAGAAACAGTTGGAAGATGCTTTGTTTATTAGGGAAACATTTGAATCTGCCAGTTATTTGGGTTTGGATAGTGATGGATGTACAGATGATGAAGATTAAAAAAATGTCTGCTACATCAACTGTAGCAGACATCTACATTTCACGCTGACAGACCAGTTAATGCGGTGAACAAGTCGTTAGTAAGTTGTCGTGAATCATTAGATCCAATCCATACTGAACCACTAATATATTTAGCACTACTGCGAGGAATGTCAGAATATTCAAGATTACCAGACTGTATATGTTCCCAACATTCTTCGGTGAAAGTAAGATTAACTAATGCAGCTACCGACTGACCATCAATAGAACCGGTGAAAGCAAATCTTGGAGAGGACTTTATAATACATGTATCATTACTATCTACAATGGTAAATTCCAAGAAGCCAGAACAATTACCACAAGTTAACAGGTATGTATAGCGGTAGATTATTGAAGCCCCAACACTTTTGACCTGTATGCTATATTTTCTACTATAGTCATCTGTAAGTTTGACAAGATATTCTAATGCATGTGTAGCATTAACTAATGTCTTACGATCAAATATCTTATCTTGATAAAGCTTATGACCATCAATCTTAATTTTACCGACATAATTATCCTTAACATATACAGGCTCACCTGCTGCAAACTGAAATAGAATCTTACCTAGTGAAGGTATAGTGACACCACAAGTACCATCAGCGGCATTAATAAGAGTCACGGATTTGGTAGATATGAGAATATTAGATGAAAGTCCAGCAGATGCGAATGCGCGTTTCACATATTTCTGCGGTCTATTTTTAAGTTTAACTTCATCAGAAACCTTTTCACGAGGTTTAGCTCTACTGGGTAAGGGTAAGCCGTTTTCAGCACATATAAATGTGCGAACTTTCAAATCTATATCATAGTCTGCTCCAGATATAATGCCGAGCTTTGTAGTAGCAAACTTCAAAGGAACTGTTTTACCATATTCAATTAGTATAGCGGAAGCATCCTTATTGATAAATGCATTAAATTTAGGATCTGCTTTAGGTACTGATGTACGATATTTATTATTTAAGTATTCACAGTTGAATGACAGATTAAAGTCTTTCGGCATCTTATGTGCATAATTTTCAGTACCAAAATACTTTGTAGAAAACTTCTTATATGCGAAATTCAAGTCATTTCTTAAATAGGAATCATTAACAAGAACCTCAATAAGATGTTTAGCATCATCTATACCATTCGCAGGATACCCAGATTTATCAGAAGTAATGATTACTGGACTGCTAATATAGTCATAAAAAATTAAATTATGATCAGTCTGTTCTACAAAAATTTGAGGTTTATTATCTTTAGATCGATTAACACAAGTATCTTTCCATTTCAATAAATCTGCAATGGTAATATTCCATTGATTATTACCAATAAGTAAGTCATTTATAGTAGTCACAAAATGCTCCATATCGGATATGGCATGAAGTTCATCAACAAATTCACCAGTATCAGATAATGGTATATCAATACCCAAAGCATTTACTGTAGCGTTATCAGTTTTGCTTACCTGACCAGACAACAAATGCTTATTCAAATCAAATGTGATCTGATATTCAGCTTTTGCATTATTTCGCCAAATCTGGATTAACTGATTTTGTGCAAGATTTGCATTATACTTAAATAAGTCATACTTATATCTACGCAAATCTGATTTATATGCCGACATAACATCCCAGTATTGTTTAACTACTTGCATACAATGTGTCTTGGAATAATATGGATCAACATCAATATTGCCATTAACTAAATCGTTCATTGACTGCATTGTTTTTATAGCAAGTATATTATCTTTTTGCATATAGTCCGGATAGGCAGCATAAAATGCAGAAATGCTTGATATATTTTCCGCATCAATAATCTTCTGATGCTGATATTTAGCAAATAATTCTGCATCTGGAAAATCAGTTAAACTACCAATAGTGTCAACTACATTTTTATGACACTGTGCAATTGTATTTGTTGTTTCAGAAAAGACATTATACAAAGCAAGGTAATCAACCAGATTAAAGTCTTTAAGCTTTTTGCGAAGATTATCATCATCACTATCAATAGCATCTGAAATATCTTTCATCAGTTCAAAATATGAAGTATCAAAATGTTCTTTAATACATGCAGAACCTACCTGGTACATATTATGATTATCATCAATATTGCGGATATAGAAAAAATTATTTCTATCACGGTTAGTACCACAACAAGCACAATATGACGACCCGCAGTTATCCGATATAAAATCAAACACATCTTGCTGATTATCATCTACAAGACTAAATATCCGGGTAGCAGAATCATAAATAGTCATCCCATCATAAGGAATATTACCATTAGCATCTTTTGATCGGATAGCCTGAGCTACAACTTCATAAGCACCTTGAGGTACTAACCCAATACTTTCAGTATGGAAATTGATAGGTTTTGATATGCCACCAATATCCAAAATCTGCGACTTTCTATCATAAGACAATATAGGCTTAACACCATTATGATTATCAGCATATTTATTGATGACATGCTGAATTATCTGGTACTTAGTTGTTGTGATATTTTTGTATTTCATAGGCACACCTCAATAATATACATTTATATAATATATTTATATATTAGCATAGCATAATTATATATGCAATACAAAATACCCACTACTGCGAAAATAGTGGGTATTTGAGTGAGATATGGATGATTTGGTAAAGTTATACTAAATTTAGGCTACTCGTTGAAATAGGTATGTCTGTGAGCGAAATTTGATTATTCAACGCATCTATTGAGGTTATCTTTCAACATATCTTTAATTTTTTTCATAAGTAATGCTCTACAATAATTTCTACACCTCTGCCATTACCATAAGTGCGAACTTCTTTAACTATACAACGATCAAGATCATCTTGAGTTAAATAATTATAATCATCCGTAGTTAACTCATTAGGAGAATTCAACAGATCTGTAATCTTGCCATCAAAGAGAACACCAATAACAGCATCTTCACCAGGTTCATATTCTTCAAGACATGACACTAAAATATTCTTACTTTGCAACGCTGACATATGTGAAGTTATATATTCTCTTAAAGTTGATCTTTTTTCTGTATTAGATTTCACATAACGTTTCATAACTTAAAACCTCCAATGTTCTCCTTCAACTGGGATAATCATATTACTGAATTTATCACTAACATACAGATCATCAATAACCTTATCCCCATAATTTTCCATAAGGCAATCATATATGTCATCAGCATATTTCTTACCATAGGTATTAATACACTGATCGATAAGGTCTTCTATTTTAGCATCAAACAGTACAGCACCTTCCATATGGAACAAACTGCCGGATTCATCATCTAAAACAATAATACCTTTAGCAGCTAATTGCTTTTCAATATCCTCAAATTCAATTCCGGTTTCTTCTCTGTATTCATCATCAAGCAAAAGTCTTACATCTTCAGAATCCCAAGATAATTTAGATACTATATTTTCATCTTTACTTACAAAGGCAACATCAATATCCGTCATATCAGAATTAGCAATAAAGGCATAATATGTAGGCTCCGTAACAATTGTATCTACACCAAGATTATAGTCAAAATACTTGCCTTCCTTATATTGCCAATAAAGATAATCCTTTATAATACGATTAACCTCTTTCATTGGATATGCATAATACTGTCTACCAGTATTTGTATCTGACTTAATATATCTTTTCATAATTATTACCCTAAATTCTCATCTACAAGATCATAGAATACTTCTTCAAATATCTCGTGGAAATCTTCCCAGTCAGCATCATCATATTCATATTCAAAATCATCAAATACTTCTTCTGCTATAGATTCAATGCTATCATCAGATAAATATTGAATAGGGATCTCCTTATAAAAATCTCTACCAGAAGAATCACCTTCAGGGTAGCACCATTGCTCTCCATGCTTACCATCCACTTTCTCCAGACGGTATGTAAGGTTGTCTAAAATCCAGTCATATAATTCTTGTGTATCCATACAATATATCTCCTAATTATTTTATATGTAGTGGCAGAAATTACTCCTCACTATAATCCACAAAATCACCATAATAACTTAACTGACCTACCCAAGAGTCAAAATTATCTCTGGTCATATTCATAAATTCAGATATAGGAACTCTGTCAGCATCACTTACCCAAGTTTCCGGATTTGTAAGTATGATAATTACATAATCACCATCTACATAGCAATCTAATCCCCAGTTTACTTTTCCCCAACCTACATCTCTAAAACCAGCATTTTGATAACCTTGTGCAATATCTATCTTCATACGAGATATATTGTAATCATCTCCATATTGCTTTTCTTCATCAATTTCATCAATGAAGTAACCAACGATTTTGGCTTCTTCCACCCAATTATTTCTTTTAAGTATTTCCTGAATAATTTCAAGTTCATCCTTATCAGTAATGTAATTATGAATTACCTGATTATACAGTTCTTCTGGGGATTCATCATTTCCGGGAATATATTTGTCAGAAAATCTATAGTTAGTTTTTTGACTATCAGATTTCAAATATTTATACATAGTATATGGATTCCTTTCGTAAAAAGTGTAATCTTTATGGGCATTAAAGGTTATGCTTCATCTTGGTAGGAATAGTCAATATGAGATTTAAGGCATATACTCAATAATTGTCATGCCAACTGTAGCTGCCATCTGCGAAGTAGCCACCATAAATACAATCTTCCATATAGGAATATGCATTATCCTGGCAATACTCATCAAACTTCTGCTCCCACTCATCAGAAATGTTATAAGTACCCGGAACATAGGTGTCTTCTTCAGAAATGCCATTTTCTTCAAGGAACATATCCCAGAGTGCATTTTCAATATCCCAATAATTGAATATATAAATCTTACCATCATATTCAATATTAAGATCAGGATCTCCCCAAGTACCATTAGAAGTCATACCTACATCAGAACATCCACGCCAGCCGGAAGTAGACACAGGTTTCTCAAACATCTTCAAAATATGTTTTGCTGCGGAATCATCATACATAATTAATATTCTCCTTTACCATATATATACGGGCATAAAATTATACAAAATTGTTAACCTCTGGCAGAAATCAAGAAGGTTTCACCATCTGAATAAAGAATACGATCAGTACCTTCATCATTATCAAGATCAATATTGTATTCCGGAAGATCCTCTTTGACAACTACATCTATCTCATTGACAACATCATTGTCTACGATATTTGCGACAGAGAAATCTTTCATACCATCAAACACGCCATCCTCTACGAGTTCAGCATAGTAATCACAGAAAAGATCTTGAGCCTGCGGATTTAGAGAATCACTCCAGAATGCAACACGATCACAAAACATTTCGATTAAATCATCACTATCAATTGTTATTGTTATAGGTCTTCCCATAGTTATCCATTCTCCCTCTCTTCAATTTCCTTAAGCAGATCCTCTACTTCAATCTCGTAGAATTCTCCGACATCTTCTCTGGTTTCATAGTCATATACTGTATAACCCTCAGAAAACATATTTACATCAGCACTATATCTGCCATTGATATCAATTGTCTGATATACAACATCATCAAAATCATTGTAAAGATCTTCCAAAGTAAGAGGAACTACAAAATAATCAGAATATCCGCCACGAATATCTCCACGAAGGTGAACCATAATTACCATAACATTATCATAGTAATCACCATTAATCTCTACATCTTTGCAGAAATCGATATTAAGATCATTTGAAATGTTAGCACCCCAGTTATATGTATTATCACTATTTGTAGCTTCTGCTAAAAGAGCATCAACCTGCTCATCAGTAACATCAAGTTCGTACTCTTTAAGTGCCTCAAGTAGAGGAATAACATCTGCACAAATAACCCCAGATGCAATGTTACCAGAATCATCATAAATCCAAGGGCGATTAGCACCACCACGAGCAGCTTTTACATCTGCAATAATACCATCAAGTCGTTTCATAATTTATCTCCTTATAATTCATAACCAAACTTATATAAGTTCTGATTTACTACATCAACAATAGCATCAAAGATTTCCTGAAGATTATCTTCAACAAATTCTTTAGCATCATATTCATCAATGCCGTTAACTTCATCAATGTTGTACCAGATACCATTTTCAGGGTCTAATCCACGATCAGGTTCTACCAAATAAAACTCATCTGGATTTTCATCATCATTTTCAATATAGTAGTTAATACCAAATGGAAAACGAATTTCTGCACCAGTATCCTGATTTTCCAAATATGCTATTGCACCAATATTTGTGGCACCAAAACCACCATCAATATCTTCATCAAAATAGAAACCATCTTCATCGATATATGCACCGAAAGTTAATTTCCAATCACCACAAACCATAGTAGGCTTGTAAGTAATATTATATACTGTACCATATCCGCCTTCTTGTTGATCTTTCCAACTACTCATATTTATATCTCCTTTATCTATTAATCTTCGTAAAACAGTTCTGGATTATCATCAGGAGTAATATCAAACTCTTCTACAAGCTGCTCTAAACTACGAAGTCCAAAAGTTACATACAGAATATCCTTGAAAGCTTCATAATTATATCCATTAATATTAGTAACTAATTGAAGGGATTCTTCGGAACAGATATTGAAATCAATAAATAAATCCCAAAGTTGATCTAAAGATAATTCTTCAAAATCTTTTACACTATATTCTTCCATATTTGATATCTCCTTTATCAGTTAATCTTTTCCAATCCGTCACCAAAAACTTTACGAACTGCACGATAAAAATCCTTTTCAGAATCACAGAACATAGGCATACCATGTGCAGGCATAATCACAAGTGTATAATCCCCACCAACTCTGGGGTTATCATTAGTTCTCCAAGAGAACATATCCACATCACGGCCATCACCCCAAATTACTTTATAGGTATAGCCATCTACTGTTGTATCATCTGCAACTTTCTTCAATTCGCAAGCTCCTACCCAACCGGTATTAGATGAATATTCTCCAATATACGGAAGAAGTGCATTATACACATCAAAAGTATCCGGAGAAAATTCAGTTGTCATTTTCTTTTCTGTATTCTTTACAAACCTCTTATCCTTATCAGATAACTTATCATAAAAAGGATTATCAGATGCTGATACTTTAGTAGAAGAATTTATAACATATTCATCTTGTGTCTTAAACAACTTATTTGCTTGATCGTATGCATCTGCCACATCTTTTACTTTTGTAAGAATATCATATTCATCTTCTATTGGATCATAAGTTGCTAATTCCATTTCTGCAAAAGGAGTTTCTACTAAACAAATATCAAACTTACCATTTCTGTTTTTAATATAACCGAGCTTATCTATCAAATTAATAGATGCAGTTACTTTAGTAGAAGCACCAAAAGACTTCTTTACTTCTGTATACTCAATATCATTATCATCAAGAATTCTCAAACCAGCATCACTTGCCCATAAATACAAACCATAAGCAGGTTCAAATTCCAATACATAATATCCGGAATCACCAACACCACCCATACCAACAGTCTTATGGGACTTATTAAGGAAATTAAGCACATATTGCTTATCTTCCTTGGAAACCTGAACTAAATGTTGATTATATGAATTATCTTCTGTTGCAGTTACTCTTGTAGAAGCAGTAACTCCATGAGTAGCATTCCACTCATCAATAGGAACTAACTTAGGCATTTTAGGAGCATAAGTACCCTGACGCTTTGTAGAAGAATACTGAGGAATTACCTTATAAATCGGAGTATCCTCTTCTGGAGTATTACCAATAAGATCAATAGTATTATTCCTATGATTATAGGTCAGACCATTTCTATTCATATAAATATCTGGATCATTAGGATTATTACCATAGAAAGAATTTAAACTATGAGATTTATATGTACCAAAAGCTTCATCATCAAACAGGGTTTTAAGGTATTTAGAAATAATCTTTGTATCATAGTTAGTAGCAGCAGTTACTCTAGTAGAAGCCGTAATACTACTAAACCTATCACTATAATCATCAATCAACTCCTGAACTTTAGCATCAGAAGTAAGCTGACCATCAAGTGCATACATATCATCAAGAACCTTATCAAAATATGCTTTACCATACTGATCATAGAGTTTCTTATATTCTGTCTTGAAATCATCCGGAGTAATTCCGACATTATACAGACTATCTGCGATATCAACTAATCTCTTATGCTCAATATTTATATAGGCATTTGACATATCTGCATAATCTCGTAAGATAGCTGCCATACTAACTAATGTATAAGGTATCTTCATAATAGTTCTCCTATAATAATATTATTCTGAATACAGAAAAGGTTTAATTCAACCACTTATCTACATAGTCTAAATACTGATTAGCAATAGGATTAACATAATGGATATTGGGATAACACAGTCTGAATTGCATTATCCACACTATATCCAAGTTCCACAAGTCTGCAAATATTGTCTGCATCCTGATTGGAAAATTCAGAGTGTATCTGTTTTTTCAATTCTGGGGATAGTAGAGTTTCCGACTTTCTATTCTGTGGAAATGCATCATTAACCATATCCTCAATATCCTGATCGGTAAGATCATCTCCAAGATATGTTTTTAAATAGTTACGAAAATCATCTTGATTATTTGTTTTGATGTATCTATACATAATTTTACTATTCAACTCCAAGTAGATTCTTCTACCGCATTATACTTAGCAATAATGTCGGGAACATATTTAGACAAATCTGAAGGTCTACGAATTTTACGCATATCAATTATCTCCGAAAAATATACATCAAAATTGTAAGTAAATATATCTACTGACAACTCATACTGTCCTTTAGCATTACGATCTATGTATGCACGACATCCTTGAATTTCCGGAAACTTTTCTTGAAGAGGTTCTTCAATGTATTCAATTTCATCATCACGAGTAAAGAAACCATCATCCATTCCGAACATATCATTTGCATTGAGTATCTTCATAGATATTACTCCTTATCCAAATCTTTGACATCAACATATAGAAATTGACACCTTTCAAATATTTAATAGTAAAAAAGGTTAGAACCTTTGACGATACCACCCATCATCTTCGTCATCATCGTAATCTGGATCTTCAACAACAAAAGGCCACTTACTATGGTAAATAGATCCTTGTTTAGGTTGAGTATTCCATTCTGCCAATTTGTTTTCACGAAGACAAAAAGCAGCGATATATGCGAGTACAGCAACATAATCATTCCCAGAATACATGTCTTTTACAGTCATCATTCTGTCTTGAATTCCTGGGATATGGTTATATAACCAATTCGCATAATCTGATATATTTTCACCATATGTTCCAGAAGTAGTATTATCATACCAATCGCCATCATTGAAATATCGATAGATCAATTTATTAATAGCGGTGCAAATTTGTGAAGCCATAGTATCACCTTCACCACGATTAGGCATATACTTATCAATCAAATCTTCATATTTATCAAAATAATCCCAATTGTATTTCATAAACGAATCCTCCATATTACTATGTTGTTATCCATTGCTCCAATAAAAATATCATTTATGTTGATAAATGTATTATAAATCAACATAAATGATATTGCAAGAGTGTCAAATTCCATTAGCTAATTTAGTTCGTTTATCACCGGTTAATTTAGCATAAGTGTATTTATTTCTAATGGTTTCCCAAAATTGATGACCTTTTGATGGTGCCGCTACTAACTTTCGCCAAACCTTATTAGGAACATCATAATAGATATAAATATCCCCCGGACCGCCATTTCTGCCTTTGAACTGCATTAACATATCACCAACAAGTTCATCTTTGGGATTAAATGCGTATGCCCATACATTTGATGATTTAACTCGCATAAGTTTATCTACGAAATCACGGGTAGTCATGCGAGTTGCTTTAGCACTATTTACACGGGATTTTGTAAACTTCTTACCAGCCAATACACTTCTGGGAGCAATACCATTATCAAGCATATCAAGTTCATCGGCTTGAACTATCTTGACATTTTCAATGCCTTTAGCTTTAAGCTTATCTTCCACGAAAGTGATGAGTTCTTTTGGCTCTGTTACTGTAATACTATCTATTCGCTGATTATCTTCGTAGTAGTCTACTATAAGACCATCATCAAATAATTCTGCATAGAATATTATATCTTCCGCAGGATCTAATCTACGGAAGAAGTTCATTTCAAGATATGCAAATCCCATAAGGGTCAATGCATCTTCTATTGCAGCTATATCAAAATAATCTTCATATTCTTCAGTGGTTGATCTAATTATTCTCATTTCCAGAAAACCCCTTGCGACAACATATTTGTTCTTCTTCGCTTCTCAAATGCAGCATAACATATATCATATTCTACTACAGATCGTACTCCGCTATTGCATAATTTACGCAATATCAACCTACGTTTCGGTGCATATTGTTTAGCATCAAGGAAAGTAAATTCCGATTGTGAACATGCGGTTACTGGATATAATTTCGCATAATCTTCAGCAGCCTGTTCAATAATAGCTTCTGCTAATAACATCCAACCATCAGCGTGTTCATCTTCTGCACTATGAGCATTCACAGTTAGTTACCTCCGGGTTTTGTAGTCGGCATTACGAATGTCTGAAATATCATATTTCTTAAATTCGCGTTGCACTTTCTTCACCATATAGTTTACCAATCTATCTTTACAATAAGGTAAACTTATTAAGTCATTTGGATTAAACTTCATAGTACCTATTGTCTTTTCCGCACCTGCCGTTATATGAGGATCACTACTATGATTAATTGTCATATAAGCCCAGATGCTATTACTATATGTAACGATTGATATGTATAAGTTATCTATATAGATTATATCCGGATCAAAGTCAGTTGTTATTTCTTTGAATTCTTTCATCTGCTTCCTTAAATCTTCCGGGAGCATGTGCATCATATCAAATACTAATTCATATCTGTTAGGCTGTTCTCCAAGCTTTCTGGCATCTACAAGATTATTAACAAGGTAATCACCTATCCGCTTTACCATAGTAGCAGGAGGTAATCTGTTGTAATATTCATCATTCTTTTTGGATTTTGTTGTAAGTAGTATTTTCATGGTGGAATTACCTGATTAGTCTTACTTTAGTTATTACACCATCATTGCGTAGATGTACAATATCTGCAGATTCCGATGGGCATAATGTTATTAATGTAGGTTCTACTATAAATGGCATTACTGCATAGGTTCCACCAGGTGGAAGATAGGTAGCTATTTTAACATAGAATCCTACAGCACCCCAGGTAGTCTCTGTACTACTTAAAGGAACTAATGCCCGACGAGTTTGTGTAGGACTTACGGCTTCAGGTACTTTATCACCACTTGATGGGTTGTGCCACTCGCTATTAGTAGCAATTACTTCGACATATTTATATCCCATAAATATGTATGTTGAAGCATCATAGTTTATTGTCTGAGGATGATCTTTAGATGCTGATCCATTGAATAACTCAACATAGTTATTACTCGCATCTATACTTAAAGGTACATTTACATCAAAATTAAGATATGCTTTACCAGTACCATCTAATGTTGAATATGGACCATTAGTAGTAATAGGTCTAGTATCATTATTGGTAAATTGTGATACGGCTATCCTTCTAATTCCATCATAACTAGGAGTTAATTGATCTGCTATAACTGTAACTTGCTCCGTAGGCTTAGGACTAATAGCAATATCTTGTAATATATTAGCTCCACCACATTCAAATAACGCCATATAAATCTCCTTTAACTTATAGCCTGTCGGGTTATTGCGTCAAAGCACATAGCACCTACTGTAATATTCTGTGACTGTGCTCTAAATGTAATTGTTACAGTACCATTACCAGGAGTAATCGCAGTAGGATTTACTCCCCATTTTGAAGTAAATATCTTGTAACAACTCTTAGATGTATTAGTAAACATAGCATCTGTCAATGTGATTGAAGTCTGCCCAGCAGTTAATGTTCCAGTAACTACACATCTGGGAACATACTCACCCATAGTTAATCCGGAACTATCTTGAATTTCATTATCACATACTATTCTACCCTTACTGGAATTATATGTAAGAGAAGCATTAGCGGTAGTGGTAGGATTACCTACCTTAACAGTACGGGATGCTACACTTGTTGTAAACTTACCATTAGCGGCTTGAATATCACTTGTAAACTTACCATTAGCGGCTTGAATATCACCGGTAATAGTAATGTTAGGAAGATTATCTCTAAACGTCTTTAATGCACTCCCAAGTACATCTATCTTCTTGTTGTTAGCTAATGCGTCAAGTAAATCTGACCAAGAAAATCCTACATTTGCTGTGGATATTGTTTTTGTACCTGATGATCCTGTTATAGGGTATAAGTTACCATGATCATCTGAAAGTGATACTAACTTCAATGTATTACCCTGAGCAGTAATTACACCTCTGACTGCATTTGTGTTTCCGGATGCTACTTTTTCAACAGAAAGTTTAGTAAGTAAATCACCTACTGATCCATTAGCATTATATAATGATAGATTATTAGTATTAGGATTATAGCAGAATGCATAGGTATTAGGTACTTGCTTCGGATAGTTAGATGCTTCAGTAGTATTATCAAACATCTTAACTGTTCCCGGGGCAGCAGTATCTACTGGAACCATATTCTGAACACCAGACTGATCAACTTTACTTGTATAAAGTGCAGGCGGGAAAAACTTGGCATTAGGATTAGCAGATGCATGAGCAGCATTT